ATCGGCTTCCGCTACATATAAAATGCCTTTACCAGCCATGATTTCAGCCAGCATTGCCGTTATATATTCAGCATCATCAGCATCTTGCAACAATCCATAAGGCATATTAGACCTGTATTCCCGCAACAGGTCTAAGATTTGTGGAATGTCGTATGGCGACACTTTACGAATTTGCGGGTGCATCTTTTCCAAACTGGTAATTAATGGATTCAACAAAACTAACCCGATTCATGGATGTGTCACCTGTATTAAAAAATTGCCATGAATTGTTATTAGTATATCGACCAGCAACCCTGTTTTGCAACACTAATTGAATAGAAGATGCGGCAAGAGTAACTGTGCCAACAAACATTTTGGCTTCTTCCATCCATTGCTCATTAATTGCAAAACTTGTAACAATCCCGTTAAAAAATTGATAAAGCCCACCTGTGCCGCCAGTAGTGATCAATGCCCCATTAGTGTCAAAAAAGCCATGCCACATTTGAACAGGGCTACCTTTCATATTTTGCGACAAAACAAAACCAAGCACACTTGTATCAATACCTGTAAGACTAAGTGTTGTTTCATTTGATGTGCTTTTAATATCACGCTGAACATCACCAACACCAAGCAAAGTGCCAACAGCATTAAAAGCACTTGCATCCACAGCACTAACAGTTATGTCGCTAGGGGCTGTTGTAAACCGATAGGTTGTGCCATTGACTGTGATACGCACAAAATCAGCATATCGAATGTTATTAGTGCCAACAACAGGTGCAATTACATTCATAGGACACTTTCAAATGCTTTAAATGAACCAGCCCACTGAATAAAACTGTCATTTGCAATTGGCACAAGGTTATATGTAGGGTATTCCCTAAGAATCACAGGAAATGTGATTCCTGTATAGGTTGCCCCACCAAGGTTAATTGTTGTGCCATATTCGCCAGCCACGCACACAACAGTAGAACCCAACGCATCAATCAAATTTCTATGCACAGGGACATTGACTGTTGAACCAGAACCACGCACAACATCGGCTGTGACAATATAGGCGTATCGACCAACTTGAACAAAGTCACCGATTCTAAAAAGATATGTGCCGCTAGACACAGAAGGTAAAGACCCAAGAACAAGAATTTTGTTTGCGCTACTGGTTTGCCAACGACAGGCGGCAATTTGCGCCCCTGTCATTTGTCCTTGATATTTGATGTAGTTAACCCATCCTGTGCTGGCAAAATTTAAATATTGTTCAGTGGCTTTATCAGGAATACGCAAAGCATTTAACAAAATTCGACTTTGCGAATATTGCATATAGTTCATCGGGCGCAATTCAAACACAAAAGGCACAACAGTCATTACTTCGGCTGTGGAAATCTTTTGGTTTCGACTGATTATTTGCCCAACAAACCGCTGGTCATTGATGCCAACAGATTCACAATAGGAAAGAATGGTAGTCAGGCTCATGATTATTTATTCACAGGCAAAGACCTTTGGGCACTCAAATTAGCCGCAAATACTGCTGTTTTATTCTTGGCTAAAAATTGAGTGGCTGATTGAGTATCAATGGCTTGCATAGTTTGAATGTATGGACCATTGTAGTTAATTGTAGTTCCAGCACCCATTGCTGACAATTGACTGTTTGGCACAATTGTCCCTGCTGATCTAGGAACAAACAATTCTGGACCAGCCTCACCTACAACATAGGGGCTGTTAGCGGCAACATCACCACCGCTTGCACGATAATCCACAGGTGGATTAAATTGATTTGGAACACCTGTGCCTTGGGTCAATTGATAATACGATGTGCCGCCCATGAACATTCCAAGCAATTTAAAGGCTTGTGCCTTCATTTGAATTGCAATAATGTCCTGGATAATTGATCTTGCAAAATCCTTAAATGACAACTTGCCAGTTTTGACAAAGTTATCAATTGCATTGCCCATGTTATTAAACACAGCGGCATTTATGTCCTGAACCAACTTCAATTTTTCAGCCAATCCAACAGCATTTTGCTGTGCTTGATAGTATTGCTCGGTTTGCTTTTTCAGCAAATCGGCTTGTGCATCATTGATTTTGCCTTCAGAAACTTGACGATCAATGTCGGCAATCTTTTTAGTAAGATCAAGTCTGTTCATTTCCAATTGAATCATAGATTGGGTATAGCCAACCATGTTCATTTGGGTTTCCATTTTTGTGCGATCAAGTTGTTGCTGTTCCAATGCCAAACGCAATGTGCGCTCTTGCGTTAGGTATTCTTCTTGTTGACCTTGCTTGCGCTTGGAAATGTATTCATCCATTTCCGTAGCAATTTTTAATTGTTCTTCCTGGAATTCAACAGCCTTCCTAGCCCGAATGCCAAAGATAGACATTTCGGTTTCCCTTGCGATTTGAATAGCCTTTTCGCTATAAATCTTCAAGTTTTCAATATAGAGTTTGCCGCCTTCCTCAAAATTCTTTTTCTCAAACTCTTGTCTGATAGTAAAGAATTTTTGCAGGGCATCTAATCGCACCTTGCCTTCTTCATCGGCAGTTTGCTTTTCTAAATCAATTCGATTCTTGTATTGCAGTGCAAGAATTTCTCTTTGATTTTCACGACTGGTTGCACCATATTTTTGCTGGTCGGCAATCTTTTGTGTTTCTTGCTGTGCCTCAATAGCCTGGGCTTGTTCTTTGCCCAACAACTCAATCAACTTTTGATATTCAGCAAGTTTTTGCTCTAACCGCTTTTTATTTAATGAACGCTCGGCAATGCTTTGCGAATCTGTGCCACTCAAATCACTGTTGATTCGTTCAATTTCTTTTGCAATGCTTCTGATTTTTCCGATTGTGTCATCTTGCCGACCCCAACCCATCATGGCATCCCAAGCACTAGATGCCATGTCACGCAAGCCTTTCCAGGCTTTTTCCAGATAGCCAAGTTCAGGCTGTTGGTCTTGCAATTTTTTGTTTAATGCGTCAGCAGTAAAAGCCGCTGATTCTTGCAGTCGGTTTTGTCGTTCAAGTTGCTCAATATATTTGTATTGTTCCAGCGTCAAAAAATGATATTGTTCATTCAGTTTTCTGGCAGAAGATGATGTTCCATCAAATGATGGCATCAATTTTTGCGCCACAGCAGATGCTGAATCAGTAGAAAACCTTGCTACATTAGCAATGGCATTTGCAACAGACACAATTGATTCAGAAGAAAATTTGCCAGATGCGACCAAATCTTTAAATATATCTCGGGTATCACCCATAGCAATATTCAATTGACCAGACATGGTTTTTGACAACTCAAGCATACTTGTTTGTGTCAATCCAGCATATCTGTTTGTAAGAATCAAAGAATTATTAAAATCCCTAGATTCTTTATAGCCCTGAAACATAGCCACGCCAACAGCGGCAATGCTTCCAGCCGCACCTACCATTGCAACTCTAAATGGCGTAATAAAACTGGCAAGTGTTTGAAACATATTGCCAACACCACCTAAAGCATCTTTTAATTGACCACCTTGTTGCAATAAAGCAATTAATGCGTTTTGACCGCTGGCAATCTGTGTTACCAAGTCAGTTGTCTGATACGACAATTGCAATTTCTGCTGGTCAGTCAAAACATTGTTAAATTTTTTCATTGATGCTGTTTTTGCATCATATGCGGCGGCGGCGGCAAGCAGTTGGGATTTCAATCCTTCTTCTGCCTTCATGAATCGACCAGACTGAATTTCCCGCTGTATTTCTTCAACCTTGGTCAAACTCTTGCCATAGTCATCAGTTGCATATTTCAACTTAACTATTTCATCAGCGGCGGCATTGCTAGACCGCTTGATTTCTTGACCAAGTTTTCTATTTTCAAGAATGGCTTTATCAATAGCCGCACTAAATTCGGCTGTATCCAACCCAAGAACAACACCTAGTCTTGCAATGTTGTTTGATGCCATTATTGTTTCCTTCTACGCAATTTCTTTGCCGATTCTGGTATCAGAACAGCCAAACGCTCTTTTAGGATAGACAAGACTTGTCCAGCCTGTGAATCAAGGGCAGGGCGCAAAAACGGCTGTGCGGCAATTCTGCTTGTGCCAAATTCTTGCGCCAAAGACACCGCTGATTTTTTTGCTGACACCACAGCAATCACCGCATCAGTTTCTTTGACATATTGCGATTGTTTGTCTTTGCTATTTGGAATCCTGGCATCCAGCCTGATTGTGTTTCTTAGATGGATTGGACCTTTACCATCAGGGTCATAGGGCGCATCCATACCAGCCGCATACAGCACAGGCATCATGGCATCGTTAGCCGCTTTGACAAGGGTTTGCCTAGCCACAGTATCAGCCCGATACATTTGCGCCATTTCACGCAATTGCTGTTCAAACTCGGCAAATCCTTCAAGTTTGATTGTGCGACTGTTGGGGGTGTAATCAGCCATTTGCAACCTTCATATATTCTGCGGCTTTGGGTTGCATTTGCATGAACAACATCAGTTGATTTTGCACCTGTGCGGCTTTTTCCTCATCGGACAATGGCGGCACAATGTATTCATGCACAGATGGAAGAATATCCTCCATCTTGTATGGTTTGGTGTTGGGTTTGAGTTTGGAATTGAGATTGCCTGTTGTTAGCGCAGATAAAGCCAGCAATACAGCCTT